TGAATAAAATCAAAGCATTAAAAGAAGAACGCGGCCGTTTGCTTGGCGAATTGTCAGCGTTGCAAACCACCATTGAAAAGGAAGCCCGTTCAATGGCCGAAAGCGAAAACAACCGTTTGACCGAAATTGAAGCCCGTTTGGGTGCAATTAAGGCCGAGGTTGAAACCCTTGAAAAATTACAAAACCTTGCAGCGCAAGCCGCCGGACACAGCGCAAGCCGCAGCGAAGAAAAGGAAAAAGAAGCAATGAAAGAAAACTATTCTTTCAAACGCGCAATGGAAATGGCCATCACCGGTCGCCGCGATGGTGTTGAAGCCGAATTCAACCAAATGGCCGCCGCTGAATTTCAGCGTTCAGGCGTAAGCGTTAGCGCGCATTCAATGAAAGTGCCATCAGAGGTTTTCAAACGCGACATGAGCGTGACCGGTGGTTCAGCTGGTTCAGAAGGTGGCGTCAATGTTCAAACCAATGTTGGATCAATCATCGATGTGTTGTTGCCAAAAACCGTATTGCGCGGATTGGGCGTTCAGCAATTATCAGGATTGGTTGGAAATTTGGACATGCCAACCGCGTCAACTGTGCCATCAGCCGGTTGGAATACTGAAAACGGAAGCGCGACCGAAAAGTCACCCGCATTCAGCAAAGTAACATTTAGCCCCAAGCGTTTGGCCGCTTATATTCAGGTTTCAAATCAGTTGATGTTGCAATCATCAAACAGCATTGACACATATGTTCGCAACTGGTTGTTGAACGCAATGGCACAATCGTTGGAAACAGCCGCCATCAAAGGTGGTGGTTCAAACGAACCAACCGGTATCATTGCCAACGCAAATGTCAATGTAACTTTTGCCGGCGGCGCAACATCAAACGCAACAAACGCCAACGGTATTGCACCGGTTTGGGCTGATGTTGTTAATTTGATGAAAGCGGTTGAAAACGCAAACGGTGAAGGTGTTGCATATTTGACAAACCCAAAGGTGAAGGCAGCATTGCAAACAATTCCCCGTCAATCATCAGGTGTTGAAGGCAATTTCATTTGGCCCGCGGGCGGTTTTGATTTGAACGGTTACCCCGTTGCTACATCAACCCTTGTTCCTTCAAACTTGTCAAAAGGTAGTTCATCTACATTGTCAGCCATGATTTTTGGTGATTTCAGCAAAATGGCCATCGCTTCATGGGGTGGAATGGAATTGACTGTTGATCCATACAGCGGCGCAACCGCCGGTTTGACCAATGTTGTGTTGAACGCTTATTTGGATTGCAATTTGTTGCAACCAACCGCATTCGCTGTTTGCAAAGACATCGTTGCATAATTAATTGCCCGTGCGGGGGCATTAAAGTTCGCACACGGTGGGTCAACTTGACTGTTTGGCCCACCGGCCATGAAAGTGAAATTTTTGATTAACCCATCGGGCAAATTTAATTTGTCTTACAATATTGGTGAAATCGTTGAAATGGAATCCAAACAAGCGGAATTATTGTTGGAGGCCGAGGCGGTTGAACTGGTTATTGAAGAAATAGTTGAAAAGCCCAAAGCAAAGAAAAAACCCGTTAACCCTGAAACCGCATTGGACGCGGAATAATCATGTTTGTTGCACGCAATTACACCGCATTTTCACACGCCGCAACCGATTACATTTCGGTCGCTGATGCAAAGACGCATTTACGCGTGACATCATCATCGGATGACACATACATCGGTGGATTGATTGCAATGGCGTTGGATGCGTGCGGTCAATATATTGGCTATTCAGTAAGAAAAGCAACGGCCAAATATGGGTTTGATGGATTCACCGGACAACCGGCATTGATTAACCCGGTGAACGGGTTAAATATCCCGTCCGGCAATTATTTGCGAATTAATTCACGCGTTTTGGCGGTGAATTCCGTTTCTTATGTAAACGATTCCCAAGCCATCACCGCATTTGATTCCGCTGATTGGATCACCGCGCCAAATCCAATGGGTTTGTTTTCGCGAAACATATTTATTGAAAACGCGCCAACAAGCGTGACCGATGATGTTATTAAATACATTGTTGAAATCACCGAAGGTTTTGAACTGGCAAGCGCAACAAGCGTAAACCCCGACACATTGTTTCCGGCATCAATTAAACATGCGGCATTGTTGTTGATTGGTCAATATTATGACAACCGAATGGCCATCACCGTTGGTGTTCAAAACAACCCAATTCAATTCGGTTTTCAGTATTTGTTAGACCCTTACAAAATTAGCGTTATATCATGAACCCCGGATTGATGGATGAATTGGTCACGGTGGAACAATATTCCATGACAACGGATTCCAACACGGGTGAAAAGTTGCAATCATGGACGACCTATTCAACCCCGTGGGCAAGGATTCAAGAAAACGAATCGGGTTCAGAATCCGTTGATTCGGACCGCCGCGAAGCAAAACAAACCGTGACATTTTCAATGCGTTACGATTCAGGCATCACAACCAAAATGCGCATTCTTTGGGAATCCAAATATTACAACATCATCAATATTGCGGATTTGGAACGCCGCATGTATTTACGCCTTCAAACTGAATTAGTGCAATGACAAAAACAACGGCATATTTTCAGAAAAACAAATTGGCAATTGATGAATTCCGCAATTTGCAAATTGATTCGCCCATTATGGGTCAATTTATCGAGCAAGCCGGGCGCATATTTATTACATTGGCAAAAGCAAAAATCAATGTCAAAACCGGCAATTTGCGCAATTCAATTGGATTCATTGAACGCGACAACCGTGGCAAGGGTCGCGCATTCCGTTTGATTGGCGCGCGTGTTTATGGTCCTTACAAGGGATTTCATGCCCATTTAATCGAAGAAGGAACGGCCGACCGTACACCAAGCCGGAAAAAGAAAACGAGCGCATCAGGCGCAAAATATGGAAAGAACATCGGCCCGGCAAAACCATTTATGCGACCCGCATTTGAATCGGGCAAAAATTTATATATTCAGGCAATGAACAAATTGGTCACAACGCATTTGGCAGACAAAGCCAAACGCGCGGGCCTTCAAACCAAATAAAAAAATAAAAAAATAATATTATGCCAAGCACAGGAATCACTAACGGAACGCTGATTGCAATTTACAAAGACATCAGCGGCACATTGACCAAAATCGCAAACGCGACATCAAACGATTTTTCAATCACCAAAGACATGATTGAAACCACCAACAAGGATTCAGCCGGTTCGAAAGAATACATCGCGGGCGAATACGGGTACACCATGAGTGTTGAAGGTATGTTCGAAGAAGATGCAAGCGTAGGCGCGGGCATCAGCTGGAAAGAAATCATCACCGATTTGTTGGCCGGCACATCCGTGACAATCGTGATGACATCAAATGTCAGCGGAGATTTGAAATTGAGCGGATCAGCATTTTTCAACGAATTAAATTTGACCGCCCCACAAAACGATGTTGCGACATTCACTGCATCAATTCAAGGAACGGGCGCATTGACCGTTGGTACAATCTAATTTTGAATTTGTTGCGTATATTCGCGACATGAACACGATTACAATTGGGGGTGTTCAACACCCCCTTTTTTTTAACATGAATTCATTGCGCAACATTATGGCGCATGTTGGTATGGATTCGTTTGCAGATTTGCAAAAATCAATGGATTTGGCAAAATCAATGGATGTCGCAATCACATGTGCGTTTTATGGCATTAGTGAAGGTTACGAAATGAAAAAGGAACAAAGCCCGTTTCAAACTGAAATTGAAATTGCGCGTTTGGTGACAAAATACACCGAATTGATGCCGGCATTGAATGGATTTACCCAAGCGATTTCCGATTTTTTTCATGTTGACGAAGTAGACGAAAAAAAGTAAACGCCATCAATGACGGCCCGGCGTTGACATGGCGAATCATTGAACGAATTGCGTTTGGTGAAATGGGCATGTTGGAAAAGGATTTTAATCAATGCACGCCATATTATTGGCGCGCTCGATTGGATGGCATGCGTCAAACACAACATCAACAATTTCAAAATGATTGGGAAATGACGCGATGGATGGCGGCAACAATTATGTCACCACATTTGAAAAAACCAATCAGCCCACAAAAATTGATGAAATTCCCGTGGGAACAAACGGACCACGATGATATTGTTGCAAAGGTTACGCGTCATTCGGATATATTTGCGAAGTTGACACCGCCCGCCGAAGCATGAACGCAATAAACGCCATTTACAATATTTTGTCAAACAATTCAGCATTGACCGCCGTTGTTTCAACGCGGATCAACCCATTGCGTTTGCCACAAGAAACATCATTCCCCGCAATCACTTATCAAACAATTTCCGTTGTTCCGCATCCATCAAAATCAGGGCCATCCGAAAGTGATTTCGCGCGTGTTCAAATCAATTCATTTGGAACAACATATCAATCAGCGGTTCAGGTTGCCGATTTAGTTCGAACGGCATTACAAGTTGCGACACCCGGGGTTTTTAATTCCGTGAGTGTTCAAACGATATATTATGACGGTGAAGCGCATTTATCCGAAGATTATGCGGGTTTTGCCGGAATTTATCACATTGCATCCGATTACATTATTAATTACGCACGATAATGGCAAAAAGTCAATCATTGAACATTGTAATTGGTGCAGACATTGAAAACCTTAAAAAAGGTTTAGATTCCGCAATTGTGGCAACCCAAAAAGCCGGCAAAGAATTGTCCGGCGCAACTGGTGAAGCCATTAAAGGCATGCAGCAACAATTTGAACGGTTGGCATCGTCAAAACCTTCAATGGCAACTGTTCGCCAAATGCAACAAATTGCCATGACGGCGCGTGCATTAGGCCCGGAATTCCAAGATTTTGCAAATGATGTTATTCGTTCAGCTGGTCAAATTCAAGATGCCGTGGGCGACATGCGCGCGGAAGTTAAATATTTTGCAAGTGACACACGCCGGTTGGATGCGGTTTTGGGTGGTATTCAAGGCGTTGCGGGCGCGTTTGGCGCAGTCGAAGGCGCAACCGCGATGTTGGGAATTGAATCAAAAGATTTGCAAAAAACAATGGTTCAATTGCAAGGCGCAATTGCATTAGTCAATGGGTTGCAAGCGATTCAAAATGCGTTGCAAGCCGAATCGGCATTTATGGTTGGAATTCAAACCGCAGCCGTACGAATTCAAACATATGTCATGGGGCAAGCCACGGTCGCGGCCCGCGCATATGCAACGGCATTAGTGGCCACCGGTGCGGGTGCAATATTGGTTGCAATTGGGTTTATTGCCGCCGCAATGGGTTCGGTAAAAAAAGAAACCAAAGAAGCAACCGAAGAAGTAAACAATTTTACAAAAGCGTACGAAAAACAAGCGGAAACAGCCAAAAAAACAAGTGAAATCCGCGAACAAATTTCTGATGACTTATTAAAAAATGAATTAAATGCCGCAAAATTAAAAGGCGCAACTGAATCCGAATTGGCACAAGTGGAAATAAATTTTTTGCAAAAACGCAAAGAAAGATATTTGGCAATGTTGTCGTCATTCAATAAAGGTTCAGCCGATTATTTACAATATCAACGCGACATTTCAGCAATTCAAAATCAAATTGATGAGGTGACAACCGAATCACAAATAAAAAATGCAGAGAAACGCAGAGAAAAGAAAAAAGAACAATTAAAAAAAGAAAATGAAGATGCAATAAAAGCAATTCACGAACGCCATGCCGGGCAAATGGATGCTGAAAAGTTTTTGACCGAGCAAGCCAAAAAGCAACAACAAAAACGCACCGAAGCGATTGCAAAATCCAAAGAATTAACCGGTGAAAATTTAATTAAAGGCACGGCGGTTGCCCCGGTGTTAGTTCAAGTTCAAATTGATCCCAAAAGCCGGTCGCAAATTGTTCAGGATTTCGACAAATTGATGACCGACATGGCAATGGCGGTTGAACGATTGGGTGAAGATATTGCAATATCATTGGGCGAAGCGTTGGGGAATCAATTGTCCGGTCAAGGCAATGGGATTGAGGGGTTTGTTCAATCAG